TTATGCTATTTTTGAGTAAAAGCCTTTGAACCCAGTGTTTATGGGCTTTTTCTAATTCTTAGGTACTATTTTAGGTACTACAAATTGTTTAATAAATCTACTATTTTGTCTTGAGTTGACGGGAAAAGGTGCATATATACCTCTTGCATAACTCTTAAACTATGTCCCATACGTTGCGACATCATTAAAAAGAATTTAGTGCTATCATTACTACCTGACTTTATAAATTCATTAATACACAAACTAACATGAGAGTGTCTAAACTCATGTATTGTAATAGGGTCTAATTTAGCCATTTTAAAATATTTATCTTTCGCATCATATATTGTGCCAATGTTTAAAATGGCTCCATTTCCAAACACAAGCCAAGAGTTTTTGAAATCACCATGCTCTTTTACTTTGTTCTTATACTTTAATAACTCTTCTTTTAATTTATTTGACATAATAATTTCTCTATTAAGACTAGTCTTAGTAGCAGTTATTTTATACTTTTTATCTTCGGTAACAAAAGATACCGTTTTTGTAACTAAAATAATGTTTCTGTTAAAGTCTATATCGTTCCATGTTAAAGCTATAATTTCACCTTGCCTCATACCAGTTAAATATAAAGTTGTAAAAAAGCAATGCCACATAGGGTTGTCAATAACTTTTATAAACTGACAAAATTGTTCGTATGTGATATACCTTAGTTTTCCTCTATTGGGGTCTACCTCATCAACTTTTCTTTTAAATCTTCCTGATAATACTATAGGGTTGTAATTTAGCTCATACTTTCTATTTGCAAATTTAAAAATTTCATTAAAAACAACATAATAGCTATTACAAGTCATAACTTTTTTATCTTTGCTAATAACGTTTTTCCAATTATCAATATCAATAACGTTAATTTCATCTATAAATTTATTCTTAAAATATGGTTCTATATTTCTATTATATATTCTTAAATATGTTACCCATGTACTTTCTCTAATTTTCATTTTGGCGTCTACAAAATAGTCATTGGCTACTGTAGTAAATTTTTTCTTCACAGGGTTGTTTCTATTAAGCAAGAAAACTCTTTCTTCCGCTTTAGCTTCTTTTTCTAAAGCATATCTTTTAGACGTATAAGGTACCAACTTACCGTCAGCATTGTGATAGTATGCTTTAAACCTCCATTGACGTCCGTCTTTTGTTTTTTCTTTGTCTTTAAATACTGACATATAATTTTTCCTCCAATTTTATTTACTTATTTTTTAATCAATGATATAATTGGAGCATAGAAAAAAGTTTATCGTGGGGATAAGGTTTTTTCTTAGTTGGGCTTTATGCTCCAATGGGTCTAGGTATTCCAGTACCTAGATTTTTTTATTTTATTTTTAGACTAATATGGTTATTAGAAACAGGATAATTATTACTCCGTTTCTTTTTTATTCTCATCATAGTAGTCACCTTGTTCTTTTAAATACATATTAACTATTTCTAATACTTTTGTTTGATTATCGTAATCTAGCATAGTGCATTTAATAAGTAGTTCTTTTTCTTGTTCGTTGCTAGACAAATTAGTAATTTCTTTAGTTAGTTTGGCATCTAAGTCGGTTTGACTTAGCATATCGTCTTTTTTTTCTATCAAGCTAGACTTTTGAATATTGAAGTAGTTTGCTAGCATTTCTATTTTATCAATACGAGGGTAAGCACGTCCGTTAGTCCAATCTCTTACCGTAGAATAGTTTAGTTTTAAATCATTAGCAATCGTTCTTCTATCTTTATCATATAATTTCATATAATAGTTAAGATTTTCACTAAACGTATGTTTATTCCCCAAGTCGCTCATATAAGAACCTCCTTTACAAAGTGATTATACGATAAAAACGTCAAATTTACAATATTTTTCACAAAATAAGTGGGTTTAATCGTAAATTATAAAATTTTAATTGACTTGACGATTTAATCGTCATATAATAAAAGCAGTAAAAGGAGGTGATAGCATGGAGATGCAAAAGCCTAAAATTAAGTTAACCCTGAAAGCAATTAGAGTAAATATGGGAAAAACTCAAGAAGAAATGGCAAAATTGTATGGAGTATCTAAAGAAGTTGTATTTAATTGGGAAACATATAGAACTTATCCTACGGTTAAAGATATTCCTAAAATTGAAGAAGCTACAGGGTTAAAGTATGATGATATTATTTTTTTACCTGTAGACGACGATTAAATCGTCAAAGATACCCACGATAAACAAGGAGATTAAGAAATGGAAAAGCCATATCTAAACCAAAAAGAATTAACTATCTTGTTGGGACAAGGGAGAACTTGTGGGAAAAAGTTTATGGAACGGTTGCAAGGAATTGCAAAAGAAAAAAATTACTATATCCCTGAAACAAAAAGAAAAATCTTAATACCAACATTTCTAGTTAAGCAGGAATTGAAAATTAAAGAAATAGTCTTAGACGTAGAAAAAGTAACAAAAAAAGTACCCAAGAAACCAAGAACTCAAGAGGCTATGGGTACCAATATAAATAATAACTAATCATTATTTATGAGTAAATTTTAGCACAAAAAAGGAAAATTAACAATGCGTGAAAAAAATATCGAAAATAAAATAAAAAATTATTTAAAATCTATTGGTGCTTATTATGTCAAATATTTTGGCAATGCCTTTAGCCAAGTTGGAGTGCCTGACCTACTAGTTTGTTATAAAGGAAAATTTATAGGCTTAGAGGTAAAAAACGAAACCAACGAAACAAGTCCGCTTCAAGATGTAAATATTGAAAATATCAAGCGAGCAGGTGGTTTAGCAACAGTGGTACGTAGCGTAGAAGATGTTAAGAAGGTTATAGATAGTATAAATGATAACACTGTATAAATATCAACAAGAATATTTTAGTCATGTAAAACCTAATTTTATATATGACTGTGATACAGGTACAGGTAAAACGATAATGGGTTTAGAACATCATCAAAAGTTTTTTAAGGATAAAAAATTAGTGATTGTAGCACCAGCATCTAAAATTAATGAAGGTGGCTGGCAAAGAACCATAGAAGAATATTATCCAAACATAGATTATGTTACTTGTACTTACAACTTATTACCTAAAAAGTATAAAGATTTTGAAAACTATTTTGTGATATTTGATGAAGCACACCGCATAAAGAACTCAACAGGCAAATGGGGTAATGCTGGATATAAATTAACCAAAATAGCAAGTGGTTTCATATTACTAAGTGCAACACTCATACCAAACGGTTGGGAAGACAGTATAAACTATTTTAAAATGTTTGGTCTTACTAAAAATAAGACGCAATTTATAAGGAATAACGCCATAGTATCATTAAGCAATGGTTATATGGAGGTTATCGGCTGGAAAAATGAAAATAAATTAAAGAATATGTGGAGGTCAATATCAAGACGACTAAGTAAAGAGGACGCAATAGATTTACCACCATTAGTCTTTGAGGAAGTACATTTTAAAGTATCAAATATATACAAAGTTATCGAAAAAGATAAAATTTATGACGACGTCTTGTACGATAATCAAATGAAGTTACGACACGGTTTAAGATTAAATACAAATTTAAAAGATAAAATTGATTATATTAAAGAATTAGTAGAAAGCACTAACGACAATATAATTGTGTTTTATAACTACGACGAGGAACTGGAATTACTCAAAAGTAGTATCAACAAGCAAATGTATATTTGTAATGGTAGTGAAAAGAACTATCCAAAAAAAGGCGAGTGGGATAGTGTAAAGAACACTGTAACATTAGCTAATTATAAAAGTGGTAGTGAGGCAGTAGAATTTACATACGCTAATGTAATTATTTATTTTAGCCCTACTGAAAGCTACACGGACTTTTATCAAAGTTATGGTCGCTGTTACCGTAACGGACAAAATAAAAAAATAACAGCGTACAAGTTTATAACTAATGGCTCAATAGAAGTTGATATTTATAAGTCATTAGATAATAAACAAGATTTTAATTTTAATTTATGGAGGAAATAAAAATGAAAGAATTAGAAGAACTATTATCAAGTTTTCTTGAAAATAATGAGGAGTTGAGGGACAAATTAATTGAACTAAGTGCTGGCAAATTAAAAAAGGAAATGGATAACGGATTTCAAGAGAAAGCGGAACTTTCTATAAAAAAATCTAAAAATGGTAGAGCTCAAATAATACAACAAGGTAGCGTTATGGCAAGATTAATATGCTTAGCAGCTTTAGAAAAAACTGTATTAGAAGATACTTGTTGTCCTGAAATTGTTTGGAACGTAATTAAAGATACTGTTGACAAGGAAAAAGATGAGTAATATGGAAGATTTAACACGCAAACTTGAAGAAGTAGTTAAAACCAAGACTTGCAACATAAGTGCTTCTTGTAAAAATGGTAATGTTGATGTAGATATTACAGGAAATGGGATACTTATTTTAATGGTAGTTGGTGAAATAATAAAACTAATTTTAGAAGATATGAATTGGTCTATGAAAGAGTTTGAGAGGTTGCAGGAATTAACGGCAAGGGGGAAAATTAAATAATGGCAAATGAAAATGTAACAATAGACCGTAATAAATATGTTGGTGGTAGCGATTTACCTACAATTTTAGGTTTAAATGTCAAATATGGTAAAAAACCTTTTGATTTAGCTTTAGAAAAAGCTCAAATAGTTAAACGTGAAAACTTTGAGAACGAGTACACAAAGTACGGTCATAAAATGGAACCAATAATTAGAGATTATATTAATGCTAAATATCAAGCTCACTATGTTGAAGATACAGTTGTTGACGAAGAAGGTCATTGTAGAGGTAACACCGACGGTATTGACCGTGAGGTTGAAATACCAATTATAGAAATTAAGACATTTGGCGAAGAGTTGGACGTACCATATTACACTCCACAATGTCAATTTTATTTAGAAAAATTTAATCAACCAAGTTGTCGAATTATAGGTTATAAAAGACCTGAGGACTTTTACACAGGAGTAGATTTTAAATTAGAAAATGACGACAGTTACTTCAATTATGATTTTGACCCTGAAAATTTAGAAGAACATATCATCTATAGAGATGAAAAGGTTTGGACTAAAATTCAATCACGTATTACAGCATTTTTAGAAGGTGTCGAATACTTAAGAAATAATAAAGATAATTATTCTGAAGAAGAATTTAATAAGATATTTTATGGCACTCATCTATTAGAAACAGTTAGCAAAGTTACTGACTTAGAACATAAATTAACTGAGTTAAAACTAGTTGATGAATATTATAAGAAAGCTAAAGAAGATTTATATAAGCTATTTGAAGAAAAGGGAATAATTAGTTTTGAAAACGATAACATCAAAATAACTAAGGTTAACCCTACTTCGTACGATACTATTAGTATTAATGCTATAAAACTAAAAGAAGAAAACGAAGAAATCTACAACAAATATAAAACAGTTAAAACAACCAATAAAAAAGGATATGTATTAATTACTACAAAAAATAAGGAGGATAAAGAGTAATTATGAAAGATAAATTAGAACTATTAAAGGCAATGAACGGAATAGCAAGCGGTTTAATGGCTCACATGTATAACAATGGTATGGAAAGCATGGACGAAATTATAAAGGATATTAACGACATGACACCTGACCTAGAAAAAGGTAATAGTCATGAAATAAATATAAGCATGTTTACTGTACGTGCTAACATAATTATGCAACTTATGTTAATGAGAAAATTAAATGACAATAGAGAAGACTTAATAAAACTTATAAATTCTATGAGAGAAAACTTAGATAGTTTAGAAGCTGTTGCTATGGAGGAAAAATAATGATGACAAGCGGAAGCATTAGCATAGATGAATATAACAAACTTATTGCTATTAAAACTAAATATGAAGCATTAATAAACTGTATCTTAAATAATGCAGTTACTGTAAGCTATGATGATAAATTCTTTCGTGTTAATGACGAACAAGTATGTTTCGTAGTAAAAAGTTTAGAGCCTGAAAAATATAATCAGACAATACAAGAACTAATAAAAAATAAAAACAAGGAGGAAAGATGATGACATTATTACCAGCAAATAAGCCAAAGCAAAAAGATATAACTCCTAAAGTATTCTTTATTTGGGGACAAAGTATGAGTGGTAAAACATATTTAGCACGTCAATTTCCAAACCCTTTAATTATTAATACTGACGGTAATGCCAAAAAGGTAGATACACCAAGCGTGGAAGTTTATGACTTTGAAACCTTTGTAAATGTTTTAAATGAAATCGAACAAGGTAATCATGAGTTTAAAACAATTATTATTGACCTTGTAGATGATATAAAAACAATGTTACAAAATTATGTATGTAAGAAATACAACGTTGATGATGAGGGCGAAGTTCCTTATGGCAAGGGTTATCGTGAAGTTAAGATGATATGGCAAAAGTTAATGGTTAGACTAAATCAGTTGCCATACAATGTAATATTTATTAGCCATATAACTGAAATAACTGAGAATAACCAAACTGTAGAAAGACCTAGTTTAGAACAAAAATACTACAACATGTGTATGGGTAGATGTGATATGTCTATTAAATGTCGTAAAGTAGGTCAAAAGTATTTACAACTTTGTGATAGTAAAAGAGATAACTATATCGAAAGTGATGTAAAAGATAAAGCTGTTCTTGAAATTTTAAAAGGTGTAACTGGTGTGTTTGCTCCTACAATAGCAACTGACCCTAAAAGTGGTACAGTTAGTATAAAAGCTGTAAGAACACCACTTAAAAAAGTTGAGGAGGAAACAAAATAATGAAAGATATCATCACAGGTATTGCTACATTTATTGTAGTTACAGTTCTAGTCTTATTATTATGTAGTTTTAGAACTATTGATAGTGGAGAAGTTGGAATTAAAACCCGTTTTGGTAAAGTAGTTAATACTCAAATGAACGAAGGCATTAATTTCAAAATACCATTTATTGAAAAAATTGTAAAAATGAATATTAGAGTACAAAAAACTGAAATTGATACAACCAGTGCTAGTAAAGACTTACAAGATGTAAGTATGAAAATAGCTGTCAATTATAGGGTTAATGCTGATAAATCTACTGAATTATATAAAAATGTTGGTACTAAGTATGAAGAAACAATTTTATTACCAGCAATGCAAGAAAGCATTAAAGCAGTAACTTCTCAATACACAGCCGAAGAATTAATTACTAGTAGAGTGGAAGTAAGCCAAAAATGTATGGAAACTTTACAAAATAAAGTTGAAAGATACGGCTTATCAATAGACAATTTTAATATTACTAATTTTAGCTTTAGTGAAGAATTTAATAAGGCTATTGAAGAGAAACAAGTAGCCGAGCAAAAAGTATTAACAGCTAAACAAGAACTAGAAAGAGAAAAGATAGAGGCTGAGAAGAAAATAGTTACAGCCGAAGCTGAAAAGAAAGCTAATGAATTAAAACAACAAAGTTTAACTGATAACATTATTAAAGAAAAATTTATCGAAAAATGGAACGGTGAATTACCAAAAGCAAGTGGTAGTAATTCTATATTCGATATAACAAGTATTTTAGGAGGCAATAGATAATGATAGAAACAATTTATTGGATATTAGCAGTTATCGTAATGATAATGTTAATAATTATGATTAGTTACAATTTTTTAATTCAAAGAAAAATAGATAAGAAAAACTTTGAATTCTTACGTAAGCAACTTGAGTATTTAGATAGTTTAGATGAAATCGACAAGGAGGGAAAATAATTATGGACGATTTATTAAACATTGCAACAAAGGTTATGGAAGACTTTAACCCTGAAACCGATACGGTTAGCGACTTTGAAAAACTACCCGACGGAGATTATAACTGTTTGTTAGAAGAGGTAACAGCTAATAAAAACGAAAAAGGTACAAACTGGATATGTTTTAAATTTAGTGTTTTAGACGGAGATTATATTAATAGATTAATTTTTGTTAATTTCTTCTTCACTGAGAAAACAGCTGAACGTAGTGTCAAAGGTATCACAAAGTTAGCTTATGATTTTGGTTATGATGTGCCAGTTGAAGCATTTACATCTTATGAAACTTTAGCCGAAACTTGTAATACTATGGCAGGTAATCGAGCAACAGTACATCAAAGTACAAGCAAAAATGATTTTACTAACTACAAAGTAACACCATTAGTTTAGTAAGGTATTAGCATGATAATATCGTACGATATAGAAGTTCTAAAGTACGATTGGATAACAGTTTTTAAAGAAAATGGTAATTATAGAGTAATACATAACAACAAAGAAGAATTAAAAGCCTACATCAATAAGTTGAAGCAAACTAAATCTATACTTGTAGGCTTTAATAACTACCATTATGACGATATTGTCATAGCAGGTACTTTGTTAGGTGGAGAGCCATACGACATAAGTAAAAAAATAGTGTTTGAAAATAAATCACCTAACTACAAACTAAATCTTATAACTTTGGACGTTATGCAAGAACTACCTTTAGGAGTTGGTTTAAAATCTTGCGAAGCTAACTTAGGTATGAGTATTGTAGAAACTCCTATCGACTTTAATTTAGATAGACCACTAACTAAAGATGAACTAGAATTACTTATAAAGTATTGTAAAACTGATGTTGACAGTACGGAACGTTTATTTAATATGAGGATAGAATATTTCCAAGCTAAGTTTGAAATAGTCAAAGAGTTTAATTTACCAGTTAGTAATGTCAAAAAAACAAGGGCGGTACTATCAAGTAAAGTATTAAAATGCAAAAAAATCACTTTACCAAACGATAGACTACACATAGATTATGACCCACACATTGATTTTGCTAAATTACCCGAAATCTTAGTAGATTTTTATAGGCAATGTGAGTATGAGTATAGATGTGGTGGCGACTATAAAAAAATTGAAGGACGTAGCCTTAAACTTATGGTAGCAGGGGTACCACATGTATATGCTTTTGGTGGTTTACACGGAGCTATAGAAAAATATACAGGTACGGGTACTTATTTACATATAGATGTATCAAGTTATTATCCAAGTTTAATAATTGTTGATAATTTTATAAGTAGGGCAAGTACCGACCCACAAATGTTCTCAAAGTTAAGAGAAACACGTTATAGATATAAAGCCCAAAAGAACCCTAAACAAAAGATATATAAAATATTAATCAATGCTACTTTTGGAGCAATGAAAAGTGAATTTAATGCACTATTTGACCCAAAGCAAGCAAACAATATTTGTATAAACGGTCAATTAATCTTAACAGCATTGATATTAGAATTAGAGCCTTATTGCCAATTAATTCAATCTAATACCGACGGTTTAATTGTTAAATATAATGGTAACTACGAGCAGGTTGAGGCAATAGTTAAAGATTTTGGCAAACGTTTTGGTCTTACTTTTGATATAGATAAAATAGTAAAAATAGCTCAAAGAGATGTTAATAACTATGCCATACAGTTTGAGGACGGACATATTGAAGCTAAGGGACGTTTTTCTAAATTTAATGGTGGCAACTTCATGCAAAATAGCCTTAGCATTATTGATAAAGCATTAGTCAATTATTATATCTACGACATACCAGTACATCAAACAGTTATTGAAACTTATAAAAACAATGACTTGTTACCATTTCAAATTGTTTGTAAAATGGGTGACACGTATACTGGCATGTACTACGAATATGGAGAAGAAGGCGACACTAAATTAATTCAAACTCAAAAAGTTAATAGAGTGTTTGCAACCAATGATAAAAAACATTGGGGAATATATAAACGTAAGGGTGATAGTTATCAAAAGATAGCTAATACCAGCGAACATAGTATTATACACAATGACGCCATTGATACTTTTGATAAGTCTAAATTAGACCTTAATTATTATATTAACCTATGTAAGAAAAATTTATATTAAGGAAGGTGTGAATAGATGATAAGAAAAAAATTAGAAAACTATCTTGGAAAAATGGTAACAGTTGTCTTATTTGATAGCTATACGGTAACTGGAATACTTTGCAAAACTGGTATAGAAAAATACAAAAATAACCCTAACTTATATATACCTAAGAATAGATATTTTATTGAATTTCCACATCTTATTAATGCGTTTGGTAATCACTGTATATCACCATTATTTAGATGTTCGCATGTTAAGAAACTAACGGAGGTACACAGTGCTAAAATTCATAGAGCTTAATGATAAAAAACAACCAGTTGCTTCCTTTGATGTAACTTATACTTCATTAGATAGCATTGATAATGCTGGCATATTACTTAATAGTAAAGTTGTCGTTGTTGACTTTGACGCTCATAACGACGACGAAATAAGAAAATTAAAAGGTATCGTTGATTATATTTATAATAAATATCCAACTTTTAGAGTAGAAACAACAAGAGGTACGCATTTATATTACAGGATACCAAAAGACGTCAAGGTTAAAAACTGGTCGCCTATGGTAACTAACTTAGGTATTAATGTTGATTATAAAACTGGAACAACTAGTCAAGCAGTTATTAAACTTAAAGGAATTATCCGTAAAACAAATAAACCGATAAATGAACTTAAATTTAATGAACTACCTGACTTACCAGTTGAGTTATACCCTTTAGTCAAGAGTAAGAATAATAATTTACTCTTGCTAAAAGAGGGCGACGGTAGAAACTCAGCTTTATATAATCACTTATTAAATATGAGAGAAACTTATAAAATAGATTTAAACGAAATGGCTAACATCATAAACCAATACGTTTTTGATGAAAAGCTAGAAGAAAAAGAGTTAAATACTATTGTTGAAAGTGTAACTACCAAAGAATTAAATAGCAACGGTCAATATAATGGCGACCCAAAGGATATGATTAGTTTTGCTGAATTCATAGTAAGCGAACTAGATATTAAGATTTATAATTCAAGTTTATATTTTAAAGACGGTCTTAATTATTCTAGGGATAAGATTAAATTAAACAAGGCAATTAATAAATATTTAAGGCTTAAGCGAAGTCAAATGACTGAGTTAGAAGCTCAATTATATATTTATGCTGAGTATGTCGACCAAAAGCGTAAGTTTCCCGTAAAACTACGCAATGGTGTAATTGTTGAAGATAATGTAGTTGATTATGACTGTGGTTTTACACCGTTTTATTTAGATGTTATGTATCAACCAGATGCTTACGACGAAAATGTTGACAAATTTTTAGATTTTATATGTTGTGGTCGTAAAGATATGCGAACAGTTATTGAAGAAATACTAGGTCATATTTTACTTGTTGACCGTTTCCCACATAAAATATTTTTCTTAACTGGTAGTGGTGCAAACGGCAAATCGACTTTTGTGGAAATGATAACTAAGTTTGCTGGTGAATTAAGTAGTCATATTGATATTGCTAATTTTGACGACGGTACAAGCCTTGTATCTTTAGTCGGCAAATTGGTAAATGTGGCTGATGATGTTGACGCAATTTATTTAGAAAAATCTAAAAATTTAAAGACCATGGCAAGCGGTAACACTGTAGGTGCTAGAGCTATCTACTCATTACCAATAACATTAAAAAATACAGCTACTTTGATATTTACAGCTAACGAGCCACCAGTCTTTAAAGATAAAAGCGACGGCATTGGTCGTAGGCTTGTTATATTACCGTTTGAAAATAAAGTAAAAGAACGTATCTATAACTTAGACGAGTTACTTAGTACCGATAATGCTAAAAGTTATATTTTAAATCTAGCATTGGCTGGAGCTAAACGTATTTATAATAACAAGTTAGAAATGAGTACAAGCCCAACTATAGCTGAGGCTACTAAACAATACTATCTTGATAACGATAGCGTCTTAGCTTACTTAAATGAGTATCCTGATATAGACGATAATCTATATGCTGATATTTATAGTCAATATGACATTTTTTGTAAGATTAATAATTTCAAGGTAGTAAGTAAAAGCAGTTTTAGTAAACGTTTAAAATCTCATGGATATAAAACTTCTAAGAAAACAAAAAATGGTAAAACTGATACTTATGTAGATAAAGAATAAGAGCTTAAGTAATAACTCAAATAACCGAAAAATAACTGATTTTAGAAAATGAGTTATTGCTTGAAGCCCTATAAAATCAGGGAAAAATACTATCAATAACTGAAATAACCCATTTTTCTTATATGAGATAAAAAAATAAAAAAAAATATAATAAAAAAGTAAATATAGAAAGAATATTGAAAAAATGAGTAATTCGGTTATTGATAGCCCTCAAACCCTTATAAAATCAGGGCAAACACCAATAACCAAAATTTTAAAATCGGTTATTGATTAGTTATTTGAAATAAAATTTATGGAGGAGTTATGTTTAAATTGGGTAAAGGCAAGTTTAAAATTGCTTTTGATAATGGATATGAAGTGAGTATCATAAATGGTTTTGGAAGTTATACTGAAAATCATTTTAAAATTAATCTTATCAATGATAAACAAACTTTTATAGTAAGTAATGAGTGTGAAGTTGCTATTATTTATGATAATACGTTTGTTAACCCGTTTGGCTGGGACGATAGTGTCAAGGGACATGTAAGTTCTACGGAATTATTAAAAATTTTAAATGAGGTAAGCAAATTATGAAATATGATGTAGTACAGTTTAACGAAAATCATAAATGGGCTGGGTGTCTTGGTATTATTACTGAGGTTAAATCTTGTGGTAATAATGTTTTAAGATTTATGGTTGCAGTCCCAGTAGTTGGCAAAGGAACGGCTTATATATACGTAAGTAGTGAAGAAAATGCAATCGAATTTATTGGAAAAGCAAGACTTATTCCTAAGGAGCAAGAAGATGCCAATAAATAAAATATATACGTGTTGTATATGTCATAAAAAATTAGATGTGAAACCACATAGACTGGTACATCAAGAATATGAAATTAGACGATATAAACAATACGCAAATAAAGAAAATTTTGACTTTTGCGACAAGTGTTTTAAACAATTTACTTGTTGGATAAAGAAACATAAGGAGGACAAAGATGTTTGATAAAGATTTATTAATTAGAAGAGAAGATATTTTGAGTGTAGACGTTGCCGAAGGTTACCTTTACGATACAAAAGAATATTATGTTAAAGCAAGAAGAGTTCGTAGAGTTGACGGTAAATTATTTGAAAAGTTACCAAAGAAATACATAATTAACAGTGGGGCAACTATACTATTTTGGGAAGATGATAGTAAAACCATTGTTAAACGTGGCAAAAATGACAACTACGACAAAGTTACTGGTTTCTTATGGGCTTACTTTCAAAAAACTAGTGGACTTTCAAAAACTAAAGCAAATAAATATCTTCAAAATCTAGTTGATGAAGACGATTTAATGAAAAACAACTAATGTGGAGGCTGATATATGTTGACGATACATACCTATACGGATACAAAATGTGAGTTAGAAATGGCAAAGGCTAGATTAAACCTATTGCTGGATAAAAAGGAAGTGCTTTATTGCAAGTATTTCCCTATCACAGCAATGCCAAAGGAAATAGTTGTCGATAGTAGTAAATCTAATAATGACAGCATGGCTAAGTATATGCACGAGTTATACGAGATAGACATTGGTATCGGTAAGAGTTTGGGGGACGAAATAGAATATCAGCAACAAAACGTTAAAAGGTTACAAAGCTATTTAGACAGTATGACATTGACCTTATCTAAAATGAGAGGGTTAGAGTATAAGCTATATTATGAAATAGTTGTGAACGGTACTAACATTACTAAGGCTGTTGAAAAGATAGCCGAAGAAAGTAACAAAGATACTGGCACAATATGGAAGAATTACTATGAAAAAATCAAAAAAGATGTAAAAAAATTAGCTTATTACAGTGAAAGTACAGTAAATAGTAGTGTAAAATGTAAAATGTAGAAATACATAAAAGGATACTTCAAATAGAAGCGTCCTTTTTTAATCTCTAAAAGGAGGCAATAACTATGACAGATGTTATAAAAGTTTTACCCGACAAAGACGGAAGATATTTTGTTACATTGTATGGCAATAAAATTGAACTTATACCAGTGAAAACGAAGTCAAGCAAATAATAACCTAGGAGGTGATACGGTATGAGTGTGAATAAAAAGCCTTGGAAACTTGGAGATAGACTTACCTTTAAGCAAGAAAAATGGATAGAAGAATATATCAAGTGTGATAATCTTACTGAGGCAACTATTAACGCTGGATATACTTGTAAAAACCCTAGAGCTATGGGATACCAAAATAGTGTACGATTTAAAGAACTTATTGACAAACGTAGGCTTGAAATAAAGCAAAAAATTAAGAAGGACAGTATCGCTAATTTAGAAGAAGTTTTTGAGTTTTGGACTAAGGTCTTTAATGATAAAAACGAAGTCATGAAAGACCGACTTAAAGCTAGTGAACTCTTGGCTAAAGCTAAAGGTGGGTTTGTTGAAAAAGTTGAGGTTAAACAAGTTGATACTGACTGGTTTATTGATGAGGAGTAAATCAAGTGTCTAAAAAATTAAACCCAGCTATATTCAATGACTGGGTTTACAAAGGTATAAATGATTATAACTATCGTATAGAAGTTTACTATGGCGGTGGTGGTAGTGGTAAATCGGTTGGTGGTACTCAAAAGATTTTCTTAAAAGCCTTGAAGTATAAGCGTAAGGTATTGATAATACGTAAAATACAACGAACTATCAAAGATAGTATATTTAGTCTTATGATATCTCACTTACATAGCAGTGGACTGTATGACTTATGTAGAGTTAGTAAAAGTGATTTTGAAATAGAACTTCCAAACGGTTCTATTTTTTTATTTAAGGGTTTAGATGACCCCGAGAAAATTAAATCTATTGACGGCATAACCGATATTGTAATTGAAGAAGCTACCGAGTTAACTGAGGACGATTTTACACAGTTAAACCTACGTTTAAGAACTAGAGAACCATATCCTCAAATATATTTGTTCTTTAACCCAATAAGTAAGAAAAACTGGGTATACGATTATTTCTTTGCTAGACCATTACCGTCTAATATAAAGATAATAAAAACAACTTATAAAGACAATAAGTTTTTAGATGAGGACTACAAAGCCGAGCTTGAACGTTTAAAAGACCGTAACCCAGCATATTACCGTATTTATGCTTTAGGTGAGTTCGCTACTTTAGATAAATTGGTATTTCCTGTTTATACTTCAAAAATTGTTAGCGACGAAGAGGTAAAAGGACTACCACGTTGGATAGGACTAGACTTTGGTTATATTAATGACCCTTCGGCGTTGGTATGGGGCAATATTGATACTGTACGAAAAAAGATATATGTACGTGGCGAATATGTACGAAAAGGTATGAAAAATAATGAAATCGCTTCTACAATGATAGACCTAGGAATATCAAAAGACAAATCATACGGCGACTGTGCCGAGAGAAAAAGTATTGACGAAATTAAAGAAAAAGGTATAAATATCGAACCTTGCGAAAAAGGTCAAGGTTCCATTATCCATGGTATCCAGTGGATAGCTCAATATGAACTTATAGTAGATGAACGTTGCTATAAGGTAATCGAAGAGTTAGAAAACTACACTTGGAAGAAAGACAAGAAAACTGGAGAGTATATTAACGAGCCAGTTGATACATTTAACCATACTATAGACGCTATTAGATACGGCTTAAATAAATATATAAAAGGTACTAGAACACCAAAGGTTTACAGTAAACCAATCTGGTTATAGAAGATTAAATATAGAATTGGAAAAAATAATAGACGTTTTAAGTACGTTTGCTGATTATTTAAAAAATTTCTATCCACAGTGTAGAGAAAGAGATACAGCCATTACTAAATTAGAAGAGGCTGTTTTTTGGTTAACTTACCTAAATGAAGAGGAGGTGTAAGAAATGTATACATTACCCAAAAATACTAAAATTACTAATACAATTTTAAATGATGTAATTGATTATAACGAAAAATATAAAGAACGCTATAAAAGATTAGAAGACTATTATCTTGGGAAACAAGATATAATGAATAGAACTAAAGAAGATAGATTAAAAAATAATAAGGTTATGGTAAACCATGCTAAGTATATTACTGATACCAATACAGGATATTTACTTGGCAACCCAGTAGATTATCAAATAAATAGGGACGAAAACGGTACCCCTTTGTATAATATCCAACCACTATTAGACGCATATAAAAAGCAAACTATCAATGACTTAGATAGTGAAATTGCTAAAGATGTGTCTATTTTTGGTTTACAATATGAATATGTTTATGTAAATCAAAATGCTGAACCAAAAAGTTGTGAAATAGATAATAAGAACGCTATTATTGTTTATGATGATACCGTAGAGCATAATAAATTATTTGGTTTAATATATCGACCTATTTATAAAGGTGAAACTTTTAAATATTGGGAAATAATTTATTGTGATGATAAGGTTATACGTACTTATAAGTCATATAGTAAAGCACTAAATCAAGTTGGAAACGATACTCCACATAAGTTTGGCAAGGTTCCAATGATAGCGTATAAAAATAACCCTGAAATTTTGGGAGATTTTGAACCAGTTATCTCATTGATTGACGCATATAACCTATTACAAAGTGATAGAGTTAATGATAAGGAACAATTAGTAGACGCTATATTATGTATGTATGGTATGGACTTCGACGATAAACAGGCTGAAATGTTAAAAGATAGCCGTATGTTGGCTAATATACCAGTAGACGGTAGAGTAGAATATTTAGTTAAAACACTTCAAGAGGCTGACGTTGATGTCTTAAGAAAAAACATTGAAAATGATATACATAAAATCTCAATGGTACCTAATATGAGTGATGAAAACTTTGTGGGAAATAGTAGCGGTGTAGCTATTAGATATAAGTTATTGGCTTTCGAGCAAAATGTTAAAAATAAAGAGCGTTATATGGAAAAAGGCTTAATGGAACGTTTTGAGTTATATAACAATTATCTACATACCATTTCACAAATGGAAATAGTACCAATAGAAGAGGTGGACGCTGTATTTACTAGAAACTTGCCAAGTAACGATTATGAAATATCACAAATGATAAATAATTTAGCTGATTTTGTTGATAGTGAAACATTAATAAGTCAATTATCATTTATTAAAGACGCTAGCGAAATAGTAGAAGCTAAAAAGAAAGAAGACGAGGCTAAACCTAAGGACACTTACGAGGACTTGTTTAGCAATAATCAAATACCTGATGCTAACGAAAATAAAGAAAATACTAGCAACAATATGGAAGATACTAAAGCTACTGTGGATAATACTCTAAATAGTTAGGAGGTAACCTATGCTTAAAACAAAGGTTTCATCTAATTATTGGGATAAACGTGCTATTGACCGTATGAGTACCGCTGAAAAGCAAAGCGAAGCATATATTAGTCGTGTTAAAAGCATGTATAATCAAGCGTTTAAAAATATAGACAACGAAATAGCAAAAGTATACCAAAATTATTCTAAAGATACTGGCTTGGATATTGAAAAATTAAAGCAACTTTTAACTGTTAATGAAACTAGCAAAACTTGGAAAATGTTAAAGAAGCAAGGACTAGATAAATATATTAAGACTAATTATAAAAGCCGTATATCAAGATTAGAACAAATACAAGCTCAAATTTATGCTAAGGCAAAACAAATATATCCAAAGGAAGAATTACAAAACACAATGTGTTATAGAGGTGTTATAAATAACAGTTATTATAAAGCTGTTTATGATACTCAAATGGCTACTGGATACGATTTTAGTTTTAACAAAATAGATAAAAATTTATTTAATACACTTCTAAACGAAAAATGGAGTGGTAAAAATTATAGTCAGCGTATATGGGAAAATACTGATATTTTAGCGGAAAGTGTTAGCCAAGTTGTTGGCGGAGCATTATTAAGCGGTCAAAGTATAGAAAAAACTTCTAAACAAATAAGAGATAGATTTAATGTTAGTAAGTATTATGCTGAACGTTTAGTAAGAACTGAAACAAACCATTTTCATAATGAAGTTGACGCCTTGGCTTATGAAGAAATGGGTGTTAAGGAGTATGTTTTTGTTGCTGTTTTAGACAGTCGTACTAGTGAGATATGTCAGGCTAATGATAACAAGAAGTTCTTGTATAAAGATAAACAAATAGGTGTTAATTATCCGCCGTTGCACCCCAACTGTCGTAGTACAACTAGAGGATACCTTGGGGAAGAAGCCGAAAAGCGTTTGAAACGTAGAGCTAGAAACCCAATAACTGGTAAAAATGAAATAATTGATAATATTAGTTACAGCGACTGGTTAAAACAAAAAGGAGTTACTAATGGTGCTTCCAGTATCGAAACCAATAAATTGAAAAACACTGTTAAAGATGATATAATCACACCTAGTAATTTATTAGACAAATTAAGTATGGATATAAAAGATTATCAACCACTTGGTAAAATTGACCCATACGAAAACAATATTCAAGAACAAACAGCTAAATTACTAAAATATGATAGTAAACCTAAAGTTGTTAACAAGGAAACATTTAATAAAACCGAAGGTAAAGAAATTCTTAGAGTAGTCCATGAATATCATGGAAATACGGCTGATGAGGTATATAAAAATACTTTATATGGAGATATTAGATATAGTGAAGTCTTTAACAGTAGTTATGGTAGAGGCATATACTTTGGTGATAAAAGCGAAGAAAGTAATATAGTTTCTACATATTCTAAAGGTGATAGTAAAATAATAAATGCTAAATTATCTTCAAATGCAAATATAATAGAATTCAAAAACCAAAGTGATTATGTAATGGCTGTTACCAAGAGATTAAGAAATGTTCCCAAAGAATTACAACAGTTTTATCAAAATGAACGTTCTTTGTTGTTTATGCTAGATAAAGTAGACGGAATAAAAATAAAATCAAATGGGTATTATTGTATTTATAATAGAGGAGTATTAATTATAAATGAGTGATAAATTAGAACGAGTAAAAAACCTAATAATGTATGTAATAGAAACCGAAAAACTGGTTGTTTTTGGAAGTAAGGAGCATATCGAAATAATTAACCTATTTGAAAATATAAATCGTATTGAAGAAATAAAAGAAATAGATAATAAAATAGTAAATAAAGCTATTGAAATTATAATGAATAATCAAAAATTATTAAAAATATTAAATAATGACATTGAAATAGACGCTATCAAATAAGGCGTCTTTTTTTCATACTTGGAAATCTTGCTAATGTTACTATTAGCTCCTCCTTGGTTGAAAATTTTAATAGTTGGAGCAAGACATGTAGTTTATATGAGGTTTAGAAACTACTCCCCCATAACTAATTTTTGGATAATATTAGACAACTAATATTATCTAAGTAATAGACAAGTAACTCAGTTGGTTAGAGTGGTCGTCTTATACACGACTGGTCGTGGGTTCAAGTCCTACCTTGTCTACCATTATTTTGGAATTAAGACGCAATTTTGCGTCTTTTTTCATATAAAAATACGTTTTAATGTGTAAAAATGCCTTAATTAGCACAAAAAATACAAAAAAAATGTATTTTTTTAAATTTAGCCGACGGGCGTAAAACGGAGAGAGGAATTATCGTATGGAAGATAACAAACTAACTACTCAAGGTACTAATACAGCTGAGGTATCCGTAAATGAGGAAAAAAACGCTGGAAATAAATCTTTTTCACAAACTGATATGGATAATTTAGCAGGTAAAATACGTAGCGAAGAAAAGGCAAAAAACGAACAAGTAATTAAAAATGCTGTTAGCAGTGCTATCGCTGAGTATGAAAGACAAGCTAAATTGACAGCGGAGGAAAAAGAAAAAGAGGCAAAGAGTAAACGTGAAGCCGAGTTGAAAGAACGTGAAGAAAAAATCACTTTACGAGAAAGAAGATTAGAGGCTCAAGAGTTACTACGTGCCAAAAATATCCCTATTGACTTAGTGGACTTTGTAGTAGATTTAGACGAAACTAAGACAAAAGAGAATATCGAAAAACTAGCCACGACTTACAACAAATCGGTCGAAACAGGAGTTACTGGAAAATTAAAAGGAACTCCACCAACAGATTTTTCTAATAATAACAATAATACCGACAAAACCAAAAAAGTTATGTCGGCTTTTTAATGCCAAAAATTAGACAAAAGGAGTGATGTGTATATGGCAAGACAAGATGCTTTAAGTATTTATACTGATAGTTCTACAAAAGATAAATTAGCTGAAACTTACGGAGAAGTAATAGAAGCAGTACAAAAAGGTGCGGTAAGCGAACAAATCAAAAATAAAAATTATAGTGGCGACCCTTCTACTGGTAGTGTTGAAATTGATAGATTTAAAAATGCTACAGTTAATGACTTGGGTACAGCTAGAACAAATACTAAAGGTGATAAATTAATAAATAGCGGTAAAGTAACAATTAATGTTGATACTGATAAAGAAATCGTAGAAGAATTAGCAAAGAAAGATGTTAAACTTTATGGTTTAGACGGTATGGCTGAGAAGAGAAAAGTTAATCATACTAAACGTATGATAGCTTACTTAGATACTGAATTTTTCAAAACAGCAGTAGAAGAAGGTACCGAGTTAAAGAACGTAACTGAAACATCTATCGAAGACGTTTTAGAGGCTTTAATTCAAAGTGTTGAAGGTACTGTAAATGACTTCGTAGACGGTGTTGACCGTGATATGTTAGTTCTTGTAGTTAAACCTAATGTTTATGGAAAAATTAGAAATTATATTGATAGAGTTGACGGTACTGAGGGTAGCGCTGAATACTTCCACAATGTAAAATTATTCTCTAACCATAGACAAACAAAAGACGCTATTTGTATGATTGACGGTGCTGTAGCTCAGTTAGTTACTACTGATGAATACGACGCTGAAAAAATACCTTTATCAAATGATATTGCACTTGAACTATTCTTCTCAAAAGGAACAAAGGCAGTTATGCCTGATTTAATTAAATATATTGCTAGTGTTAATGCTGATAATAGCGTAAAAGTTAATGTTACTAACACAGCAAAAGACCCAGTTAACACTAAAACAATTAGTGCTTAATCAATTAGAAAAATCAAATAATACCGATAATGAGGAGGTGTTAATATGGACGACAACAAAGAAACAGTCAATAATATAAAGAAATACTTATCAATAATAAATAAACAGGTTGAAACTATCGAAAAAGATAACGTCGGACTTATTGACTTTGTTATAAACGAGGTTATTGATAGAGTAGAACTTTATTTAAACAGTGAAACTATACCAACTAAAATCGAAAGAGTTTTATCCAGTATAGTTAACAACGGACTAAAAAAATGTCTTAAAGATATAGAAATATCTAAAGAAGATAGTACGACTGTCGACCAAGTTATTACTAGCATTAGTGATAACGGTCAGTCTATATCATACGCCAATGAAGTAACGAAGTATTTTACAACTAGTAGTGATGAAGAATTATTTACTGGTTTTACTGGGTTACTTAGTAGGTACAGGAGGATAAAAGTTGTATATCCCAAAGACAATGACTAAAGCCATTGCCAAAAATTTTCATGACAAAACAGTAGAGGTACTACAAAGTAATGTTATTACTGATACTGAGGGAGGCATAGTTTATAAAGGCAATGCGACAGTCGATACATTTAAAGGTAATGTTAGTTTTTCAAACTGTAAGAAAATACAGGAAGAATACGGACTAGACTATAACATAGATATATCAATAACAACTAATTACAATAAACTTAAAATCAATGACATTATTAAATATCTTGGTGTTGTTTATAACGTAAGTGATGTACTACCTAGTGATAGTCATGTTCTTATTGTTGCTAATAAATGGCGACAGTAAAAAATACTGACCGCTTATTAAAACGGTTAAATAATATAGCCAATGTTGACGTCAAAAAAACAATGGAAAAAGCTACTTTAATGGTACACGCTCAAGCCAAGTTATTGGCTCCAGCTGATACTGGTAACTTAAGAGAAAGTATTCACCAAGAAGTAAAGACCACGTCCAACTCAGTTGAGGGACGTGTTTTTACTAACGTGCAGTATGCTCCGTATGTTGAGTTTGGTACAGGTATTAAGGGTAATGGTAGTTATCCTTATAAACTTAAAGATATAAAACTCTCATATCGTAATACTCCGTGGGTTTACACCCCTGACGGTGGAGAAACTTTTTATTATACAAAAGGTCAAGTAGCTCAACCTTTTATGTATCCAGCTTTAAAGCAAAATGAAAAAGCGATAAAGGAAATGTTTAAAGACGGAGTAAAGGCTGAAATTAGAAAACAGTGCAAAGGTGGTTAATATTATGTATTTACCAAAAAGTGATATTTATAACAGTTTGAAAGAACTTAATTATTTTGTTTCGCAAACTCAACCTAGTGAGTTTACAACTTTACCAGCTATTATATTTAATCTTGGTAATAATTCTATAAATGCTGACTTAGATAACAATATTTCAAGTCAAGATATAGAGGTTGTAATTGATATTTGGGCTGAGGACAGCGTTACGGCTAGTAAAGTATTATCTCAAGTTGAAAATATTATGAGAATAAATCTCTACACTATGTCGTTTTCTAGCGACATACCTAACATTGGTAATCTATACCATATAAATTGTAGATTTACCAAAATTGTATGAAGGAGGTAATAGTATGAATAATCAAGCAACCCGTACAATGGGTACAACTCTTACAAAAGGTAAGAGCGGTAGCGAACAAACGGACTTAAAAATCGCTGATTTAACTTCTATTGGTGAAATAGGTGTCGAAAGCGAAGAAATTGACGCTACTACTTTAAATAGTCCAAACAACTATAAAGAAGTTTTGGCAGGTCTTAAAGATGCTGGAGAAGTTTCAATCGCAGGATACATTAAGGACGAAAGCAATGTTGAAAAAATGTTAGCATTAGCTGAAAGTCAAAGTGTTGAAAAATGGACTGTAACTTATCCAAGCGGTGCTAAATGGGAATTTAGTGCTTTTGTTAAGTCTTTTAAGGACGGCGAAAAAACTACAACTGGTTTAGCAAGTTTTACAGCTAGTTTAAGAATTAGTGGTAAACCAACTTACACTAAGTCAGCTTAATTATAAGGGAGGTTGGTTTTATACTGACTTCCCGCTTTTTTTTATATAAAAAACTAAGAAAGATAGGAGAAAATATGAAACTAAATTTAAAATATAACGCTACGAAAGTAGACGAAATCGAACAAACAAAGAAAGCATCAATAGAAAATTGTATTAGTGATACAACAATCGGGAACTTGGCTTTATTTATCCAAAAAGGGCTAATTGATGAAAATGGTAACCACGGAGTAAGTAGGAACGTGGCAATATCTACTATTGATAAATATTTGGAAGAAAATGACAAAGATGAGTTAGTTATGGATATAATGGAGGCTTTAATTAACGGTGGTTTTTTGTCGAGAGAGTTGGACGTGAAGAAACTGAGGGAGCTAAAAGTGAAACGTCAAGCCCAAGTGAAGGAAGAAATCGACAACAACCTATAAAAAAATATGAATATTTTGGCGACATGTGGCGAGATATGGAGGAGGACGCTATTTTAATAGGTCTTGACCTTCATTATTTTTGGAGTTTAACACCAAAGCAGTGGGCTAAATACGTCAAGGTATTTAATGAAAAGGAAAAGCAAAGGTTAAAGGAAAAGGATACTTTTAATTATATGCTTGGCAAATACATAAGCTGGGCTGTAAATGACCCTAAAAATTATCCTAATAAGCCTTTTACTGAAAAAGACACCGAACTAAAGCCAATGACCGACGAGGAAATGGAAAAGCAAGCCCGTCGGAACACGATAAAAATGGGAGGTGTTATTAATGACAATAGATGATTTACAGGTCTTGATAACCGCTAATACTAAACAGTTACAAAAAGAAATATCTAAGGCTGAGGATAGTATTAATAATCTATCTAAGAAGGCAACTAAGTCAACTAATAATCTTACATCTAGTTTTATAAAAGCTGGTGTATTTACTAAAACTTTAGGTATTGCTTTAAAAGTGGTTACTTCAAACTTAAGTGGTGCTATATCAAGACTTGATACATTAAATAACTATACCAATGTTATGAGTAACTTGGGGATAAGCGGTGATGATGCTGACGCATCTATTCAAAGATTAAGTGATAAGTTGCAAGGTTTACCGACAACACTTGATGATGCTGTATCTTCCGTACAAAGATTTACAAGTGCTAATGGTAATGTAAAAGCTAGTACAGAGATGTTTTTAGCTCTTAATAATGCAATTTTGGCGGGTGGAGCTTCAACCGAACTTCAAAAGTCAGCATTAGAGCAGTTATCACAATCTTACTCTAAAGGTAAACCAGATATGATGGAGTGGCGTACAGCAATGATGACTATGCCAGCTCAATTAAAACAGGTTGCTACAGCAATGGGATATGTTAGTGCCGATAAACTTGGTGAGGCGTTACGTAATGGTGATGTTTCAATGAACGAGTTTATGGTAACAATAATGAAATTGAATAAAGAAGGGGTTAATGGTTTTCAAAGTTTCGAGCAACAGGCTGTAAATAGTACAGGTGGTGTAAAAACTTCAATAGTAAATGTTAAAACAGCAATTACTAGAGGGTTAACTGAAATAATGAACGCAATAGGTCAGTCTAATATAGCTGGCTTTTTTCAAGGTATTGCCTCAGCGATTAATAAGACAGTACCTTATATAACTGGTTTTGTTAAAGCATGTTTATGGGCTGTTAGTTCTATACGCTCACTATTTGGAAGTAAAACTTCAAGTGATGTTGATAACGTAAAAAACTCACTATCTAGCTTAGGCACTAGTAGTTCTTCTACCTCAAAAGATTTAGACAAGACAACGACTTCGGCTAATAATTTAAGTAAAGCACTAGGAAAATTAGCTGGTTTTGATGAAATGAACGTCTTGACTGAAAGCAGTAGCAGTAATGACGATAGTACGAGCGGAGCAGGTGCTTTAGGCAATTTAGACTTTAGCGATTGGGATACTGGTTTAAATGAAATATCTAGTAAAACTGATGAAATTACCGAAAAAATAAAGAGTGCATTTAGTGATTTTGCCAATGGCATTGATTTTAGTAAAATAATTGGTGCATTTAATGATTTAAAAAATGCTGTTACTCCACTCAACCAGACGATATTTAGTGGTTTGAAATGGTCTTATGATAATATTTTAATTCCATTATCTCAATGGACTATTGGAGAACTATTACCAGCTTTTCTTAATAATGTTAGTGGAGCTTTAACTTTGTTAAACCCATTACTATCTAGTTTTCAAACACTAGGTCAGTGGTTATGGGATAGCTTCTTGGAGCCTATAGCCAGTTGGACTGGTGGTGTAATTGTTGAGGCTTTAAACGGAGTTGGCACAGCATTAACACAAATAGGTACATGGGCTAGTTCTAATCAAGAGGTCATAGATAAAATGGTTGCGTCGTTTGCTACATTTTTTGGTCTTTGGAAATTAACTCAATTATTAGCTTTTATTCAAATGAGTGGTGGGTTAATTAGTGCTATAAACGGAATTACTGGGGCAGTTATTGCAAGTACAACAGCTAAGCTAGCTGATAAAGCCGAAACAATAGTTTTAACCGCTTTATATGCTAAAGATTTTTTAATGTCAATTTTAAATGGCACAGCGGCTATGACTAAACAAATAGCTCAATGGGCTGTATTAACTGGGGCTAAGGTATTAGATGCAGTAAAAACTGGAATAGTAACAACAGCTCAAACCTTATGGAATATTTGCTGTGGAGTAGGAACTGGACTTACAACCGCCTTAGGAGTAGCCTTTAACTTATTGTGTAGTCCTATAACGTTAGTAATATTAGCTATCGGAGCTTTAGTTACCGCTGGAGTATTGCTATGGAAAAATTGGGATACTGTAATGAGTTGGAGTGAAAAGTTAGGAAATAAATTAAAAAGTGTTTTCGGAAGTGTTGGAGAATTTATTAGTGATGTTTTCGGAGGCATTAGTGATGTTTTCAAAGGTTTAATTAATGGAATTATTAGCGGTCTTAATGTGTTTATTGGTGGCATTAATAAAATTAAGTTTGATGTGCCTGACTGGGTACCAGCCATAGGTGGCAAGAAGTTTGGGTTTGATATACCAACAATACCAAAATTAGCACGTGGTGGCATTGTTGATAAACCTACTTTTGCAATGATAGGTGAAGCTGGTAAAGAGGCTGTTATGCCATTAGAAAATAATACTGGTTGGATAGACTTACTAGCTAGCAAATTATCAAACAATGTAAATAATAATGGAAACCCAATACAGTTAACTGTAAAAATAGGTGAAGATACTATTTTCGACAAATTTATTGATTATGTAGAAAATAAGGGGTTTGAAACAAATGGGGAGGTGTTTAACGTATGATTTATAGCGGGGACTTAATAAAGATAAACGGTAAAGTAATTCCAGCCATAACAAATTATAAGGTCGGACGTAATAAATTGTGGAAAGACGCTGACCGTAATATGGCTGGAGATGTAAGAGCCACATTGATAGGTATATTTCCAAAAATCGAGTTAAGCATAGGTTATATAACTCAAGAAGAAATGGCACAATTATGCGAACTGTTAGACCAGTCATATTTTAATGTTGAGTATTTTGATGTAAGAGTACAAGGTACAACAACAGCTAAGTATTATGCTGGAGATTATGCTATCGAAATTTTTGATAAGAGTAAAGGCTTGTATAAGCCTTTTACTGTATCTTTAGTACCAGTCAGTAAAAGGAGGTACTAGATATGATTAGTGTTAGTAATGATTTTAAAACAGCTATGAAGGAGCCAGTAAAAGAACTTGACGCTTACATAATGCTTGATGAAGAAACCAAAATTACAAGTGCTGATGACTTAATACAAATTAAGGTTAGTTGTGAAGGTGGTTTATGTAAAACTACCATGGCTAAATTAGAGGCTAAATTAATAGGCGACCACGATTTACTAGGAAAATGGGTACATGTTGGATATGGAGTTAGACTTTCCGACGGTACCTTTGAGTACCTAGATTATGGGTCGTTTTTAATTACTCAAATAACTACTGTTAAAGATACTGGTATTACTACGATAGTAGGTTACGACCAGATGATTAAAACCATGATTAAATATAACAAATTGTCAGTAAGTTATCCTATTAGTTTATTTGATTATACTAAAAAATTATGTGAAGTATGTGGACTTGAACTTGGTAACACTTGTTTCGGTATAAATATGTATGACAAATCAAAGACTACCAAAGGTAGGGTAAGCGGAGATAACTCAGGTAATATTTATGTTGATAGTTTATATAAGGTAAGTGATTATATTCCAGTAGAACCACTTACTAAATATACAGCAAATTATCAGTTTGCTAATCTATACAATAGAATTGGCTACTATGATGAAAATAAGAAATGTTTTTCCAATAATAGTGGTAATTGGCTTAACTATTTTATTACACCTGAAAATACTAAATATGTAAGGTTTGGTAAAAAAAATGAAGAAATAGACGATTTTATGCTAGTAAAAGGCGATACTTTACCTGATAGTTATGTTAAATACAACAGTATGAACGATTGGCAAATTACAAAAGAATTATGGGAAAATATTGACGGAATAACTTATCGTGATATATTTACTCAAATAGCTCAAGTAACTGGTACTGTTTGTATAATAGGCAATGATAATAAAATCTATTTTAAAACTATTTATGATACAAAAGAAACGTTAACTTATGAAAATATGAAAACATTAAAATTAGAGCCAAAATATGGTGAAATAAATAGCGTCGTATTATCACGTACACCTCAAGAAGATAATGTTTACATGAGGGACGAAGATAGTATCAAAACAAATGGACTAACTGAATTTAAAATAGAAAATAACGAAATTGTAGATAAAGACCGTGAAAATGCAATGCAACCTATATATGATGCACTACACGGAATTAGTTTTTATCCTTTTGAAACAAATACTGAAGGTTTAGGCTGGTACGAAATCGGTGATAAATTAGAAATTGATAAGGATACTGATAGTAATTTATTAAATATTTACAATGTCGATAGAATTGGAAACAATGTAAAAATTGATAAAAACGATTTTATAACAATTAGCTATGATAATTCTCAAGGCAGTAGCACTGTTTATATAAATCATTTTACTAAAAATCTAAATTTAAAAACTAACACTAAATATAATATTATAGTGGAAGTTAAAGAAGTAGTAGGAACTGGTGTACTTTATTCAAATAGTATAAACGGTTCTCAAGGTCAATTTAAAAGCAGTGCGAGTTATGAATTTAGTAACTTAAAATCAGGAATAAAAACTGTAATTAGAACGACTAGAGAAACATTTAATAATATAACTTACGGACTTAGAAGTTATGTTGCTTTTAGAAGCGGTGAAAGTGGTAGTATAACATTTAGATTATCCGTTTTAGAAGATAATTATGTTGATGAAAATAATTTTGTATATTTGCCTTACAATGCTAACAAATACAACTGTATTATCTTAAATAAGTCAATAACTATTGACGGCGGTATCAAAGAAATATTGAAAGCCAGTGCGGAAACAAAAACACAAACTCAGTATCAATATGCTAGTACAATAAATAAAAGATTAAGTAATACTGAAATCATAGTAAATAAACAAGAAAAAAATATTACTCAGCTTGTTAGCGATATGTACGACGAAAATGGAGTAGTCCAAGAAAACTTTACTAAAGTATATCAAGATATTACAAATATTATAAATAGCGTCCAAAACAGTGGTGGTAGCAACTTGCTAAAAAACTCAGTAATGTTTGCTTACGACAATAATAATCTTCCAAACGATTGGACTGCTAGCGGTGAAGGTACTTTAGCTATAAGTAGTAGCCCAGAGGCTTTAATCAATGGTAGCTTAAGCGGACATGTTTTTACATTATCTAATAAAAAAGTTTTGCAACGTGTTAATGTAAGAATGGATAGTAGTGGTAATAGTGAAAAAACTTATTATACCTTTAGTACCAAAATTAAAAAGAATATAACTGGTACTTGCTACGTTAGATTATACAATGCAAATGAAGAACATAAAATCGAACTAAAGGAAGGCGAAAGTAGTTTTTATGGTGATTATGAAATAAAAGCACTTTTACCTAAAGATAGTTATTTTAATATAGAGTTCTATGGTAGTGCTGATAGCAATGCTACATTTACGGATAATATGTTTGCAATCGGTGAGTACAAAACACAATGGTCGCAGTCTAGTGGTGAAATAATGAATACTCAAGTCAATATAAATGTTGACGGAGTTTTAGTTAAGTCCTCAGTTTATGCTGGTGATTATACAATAATGTCGCCTCTTGAGTTTGCAGGTTATTCTAATATAAATGGAACAATAACTAAGGTATTTACCTTAAATAAAGATAGAACCTATGTAAAAAAGTTAGATGCCGAAGACGAAATCAACATGATGCCTATAAAAATAGTTCCTATTACATCAGGCGACCTTCAAGGTTGGGCTTTTGTACCAAGCAAAGGAGGTAATAATTAATGACTGAAAATATAGAACTTCAAGAACTTAGAGAAGTCGAAAGCGGTTCGTTTAAAACCAGTGGTTATCAAGGACGTGTATTAACTTTTAATTGGAGCGTTTCTTCAAGAAATATTGAAGAAAATTACACTGATATAAATTGGAACATAACTGGTAGCGACGGCGATAGTAATACGTTTTATTATGCTGGTAATTTCAAAGTTATTATTGAAGGAGAGCAAGTATATTACTCAGCTACCCGTATAAAATTGTGGAATAATACAGTCGTAGCAAGTGGTACTAAACGTATTTATCATAATAATGACGGCAGTAAGTCATTTAGTGCTTATGTTGAAGCTAGTATTTATTCTTATAATGTAAATGCTACTGGTACAGAGAGTTTTGAGTTAAAGTCGATACCAAGACAGGCTGATATGACAAGTGCTAATGACTTTAACGACGAGCAAAACCCTTATTTTACTTTTGAGAATAAGGGTGGCTTGCCAATAAATGCAAGACTAGAGTTTGCTGGGACTAATATTCAAAGAAATGATATTCCAAACACAGGAGGATATACTTTCGAGCTAACATCAAGTGAACGTGATTTACTTCGTAGTAAATGTACTTCTAATTCACTTGGGGTTAGATATACTATAGCAACTAAGGTTAATGATACCGAAACTTATTGGTCGTTCTTAGATAAGACAATGACTATTGTAAATGCTAACCCTACATTTAATAATTTTACATATCAAGATACAAATACTGATGTTGTTAATCTAACTGGTGATAATCAGGTTTTGGTAAAGGGGTTATCAAATTTACAAGCTACTATTAGCTCAGCCAATAAAATGGTTGCTAATAAAAAATCTAGTCCTAATAAGTATATTGCTACTATTGATGCTATTAATGTATCAAGTGAATATAAGGCGGAAGATTTAACGATTAATCTTGGTAGTATTAATAACGCTGGTACTCAAAGATTAAATATTAGAGCATACGATAGTCGTAACAATTCTAGTTTAGTTTATAAAGACATAGTTGTTTATGATTATGATAAGCCAGTTATTAATGGCACTGTTACTAGATTAAATAACTTTGAAAATCAAACTACATTATCTATCAGTGGTACTTATTCTAAACTAACTATAAATAATGTAGATAAAAATATAGTTAGTAAAATAGAGTACAGGTATAGAGAAACTAATGGAGAGTGGAACGACTGGAAAACACTAACGAGTGTAATTGAAAATGGTAAATTTAGTTGTGATGACATAATATTATCATTGGATAATACTAAATCGTTTGACTTTGAAATTCGAGCGATAGATAACTTAAAAACTAGCGTGTTGTCTTTAACACTTGATATAGGACAAGCAATATTTTTTATAAGTAGCAATAAAAAAACTTGCTATATAAACGGTCAAGAAATATTGACATACGATATAGTCGAAGAGTTTTGAGGAGGTTAAAAAATGTTAAGAAATTGTATTGACAAGGTACGTAAGTATGATATGATTTTACATACATACATACATACATACATACATACATACATACATACATACATACATACATACATACATACATACATACATACATACATACA